GAGGACGAAGGGCGCGTTTGCATACAACGGCAGCAGCGCAAGCGTCTGCTTGAACGGTGGCACGGTTGCTACAGGCTCGTCGCTCGCGTTCTCGGTGGCCCCGACTTGGTTGGTCATTGGCGCAACTAGCACCAACGGAACAAGCCTGACCGACGCGAACGTGGTCCTGAACAACTCCATCCGGCAGATCAAGTATTGGCCGACCCGGCTTGCTGACGGCACCCTGCAGGGCCTCACCACATGACCGACATCGACCTCAAGCCCACCCAGGAGATGGCGTCTAACGCCGCCCGCGGCCTTGAGCTGCGGGCCAAGCACGGCCGTGGCGGGACCGAGGTCGGCGTGGCGCGCGCCCGCGACCTCAAGAACCGGGCCACCCTGTCCCCTGACACCGTGCGCCGCATGGCGTCCTTCTTCGCCCGCCATGAGGGCAACCAGAAGGGCGGCGATGATGACGCCGGGTATATCGCGTGGCTGCTCTGGGGCGGCGACGCCGGCAAGGCGTGGGCCGAGCGCAAGGTGGCCGAAATGGACCGCAAGGAGGGCAAGAGCGTGAACCAGAAGGCATCGCACGAGGTCGTCGAGGACGATGACAAGGTCGTCCTGCGTGGCGTTGAGCTGTTCATGGCGTTCGACCCAGCCATCGACGATGGCGAGGCCGACCCCGAGCTCAAGCGCTTCGACAACAAGCGCCTGCAGAAGATCGTCGCCGCCACCGGGAAGCACATGGCCCGAGGCTCCTACCCCCGGATCGTGATCATGCACGAGAAGGACGGCAAGGAGCCCAAGAGCGCGGTCGGTCGAATCCCGCAACTCCGATACGAGGAACGGGATGGCGTTGGGTACATTGTGGGAGACATGGAGGTCGGCAGGGACATCTTCGACAGACTTATCGCCACGAACGCCTTTCCCAGGCGGTCGGCGGAGATCTGGTCCGAGAGCGACCACCTGTCCGAGGTGGCGCTGCTGGGTCGTGAGACCCCGCGCCGGCCGCTTCCCGACACGCATTTCGCTCGCCGCGGCGAGCGCATCACGTTCTCAAAGAGCAACCACGACCTCGCCGGGGTCGGTGGTGGCCTCAACACCTTCGTCCCGGCGCTGAATAAGGAGGAGGCCGCAATGGCATCCGACAACGACATCCGCGAGGAGCTCGAGGCCATGAAGTGCGCGATCTCCGACCTGTCCGCGATGATGAAGAAGAAGTTCGCCGACGAGGGCGACAAGGAAGAGATGGCCGAGTACGGCGACGACGAGGTCGTCATGGCCGAGGAATCCGAGGACAAGGACGAGATGGGCGAGCTGACCATCACGCACGAGGACGAGGACGAGGCCGAGGAGGTCATTGCGTCCAAGAGCCACTACGGCCTGCGCGCCCGCATGGCCCGCATTGAGCGCGAGAACGCGGCCCTGAAGGCCGAGCTCACCCGCGAGAAGTTCGCCCGCGAGATCGAGATCATGGAGCAGGAGGGCTACCGCATCCCCGACACGCAGCGCGACGCGCTGGTCGGCCAGCTGCAGACCTCCCGTGACCCGGTCTCCCTGCTCGAGTCGTGGCGCGAGCTGTTCGCCCGCGACCCCATCGGAACGAAGATCGACATGAGCCGCGCCGCCATGCCCAAGGGAATGGGCATCGCCGACGTCGGTGACCTCGTCAAGCAGTTCGCTGGCAAGCCCGAAGAGTTTGCCAAGGCGATCAACGCCCGCACCCGCCGCTAACTACAAGGAATACACACCATGCTTCAGTTCTCTCCCAATCTCATCGCGGGCAGCGCGATCCTGCCCTACCGCGTCGTCAAGATGGACACCACCGCCTTCCAGGGCGTGCCGTCGACCGCCGCCGCCGACTTCGTCGTGGGCGTCTCCGACGGCTCCACCCGCCGCTTCGATTCGACCAACCATGCCGACACGGGCGACCCCATCTCCCTGCAGCCCTCGAACTGCGTGCAGCTGACTGCCAGCGCGTCCATCACGGCCGGCCAGGGCGTTATCGCCACGACGGCCGGCAAGGTCGTTGCTGTGGTTGCGGCGTCGGGCAACGTGGCACAGTTTGTGGCCCTTGAGGGTGCTGGCGCTGATGGCCAGATCTTCTGGGCTTACCGTCTCCCCGCCACCAAGGCAAGCTGATTCAAACGACTGACCCAAAGGAGGTCATACCATGAGCTACGTGACTGTCGGTGGCGGCCTGAACACCTATGTGCCGTCCACCAACGCCCTCGCAACGGGCGCTCTTCAGGTGGAGTTCACCCGTGCGGTGAACACCTTCCCCATCACCAAGTACGCGCAGATCGTCCCGGCCAACCAGATGACCGGGTACTACCTGCGCCTCAACTCGGACGACAACGTCCGCGTGACGGACATCAACGAGTTCATTTGGCCCCTGGGCAATGATCGCCCGGTCGGCAAGATGAACGAGCAGGACTTCGTCTCGTTCACCTGCCAGCGCTTCGCGTACCCGTTCTACATCCCGAACGAGACCGTGAAGCAGGCTGCGTGGGACGTCGTTGCCCAGCACGCTCGCAGCAAGGCGCAGCTCGCCATGACGGCTCGGTCGATGCGTACGGCGACGGCCCTCACGGGCAGCGCGGCTGTCACGGCCTTCACCGCCGTGGGCAACTACTACGCGGACGGAACCGCGATCTCGGGAGCTGCATGGACGACGTCGTCGACGAACATCATCCAGAAGGGCATTCAGACGGCCCTCCAGCGCATCTCGCTCGCTACGGGCGGCGCGGTTCGCGGCGAGACCGACATCATGATGGTCATCTCGCCGACCATCGCTAACCTGCTCTCGCAGACGCAGGAAGTTCGTGACTACGTCAAGAACTATCCGGCCGCTCTGCCCTTCCTGCAGGGCGCGGATACGTTCGCCAAGTACGGCCTTCCGCCGAACCTGTTCGGCGTGCAGGTCGTGGTCGACGACTCCGTCAAGGTCACGACCAAGAAGGGTGCAGCCAGCACCACCCGCAGCTTCGTCTACGGGAACTCGGCGGTGTTCGTGAGCCGTCCGGGTGGTCTGGTTGGCGTTGAGGGCTCCACGAGCTTCTCGACCTGCCAGATCTTCGCCTTCGAGGACATGACCGTCGAGAACTGGGACGACCCGAAGGACCGTCGCATGGAGGGTCGCGTCATCGACAACAGCACCTCCGAGCTGGTCGCCCCGGTCTCCGGCGTGCTCGTCGCTAACGTCACGACCTGACACAAGCCCCCCAACGGCACACGGGAGGGCGGCACGCTTCGGCGACCGCCCTCCCCGTGCCATAGGAGCAGCGCATGGCATTCGCTACCTACGCGGACCTTGAGAAGGAACTTGACTCGCGCATCATTGCCGAGCTCTGCACCGATCAGGGCAACCCGAACCCAGGGGCGAACCCGGTCACGACCATGGCCCTTGAGCGCGCCACGGCCATGATCAAGGCCTATGCCCGCGTAGGGAACATCTATTTGGACGCCGACCTCACGGCGCTGGCGACCGCGTCGGACTACCTGATCGTGTCCCTGACGGTCGACCTCGCCACCGAGATCCTGTTTCAGCGCCGGGCGGCCAAGATCCCGCCGGCGGTTGAGGAGCGCATGAAGCGGGCGCACGAGATGCTCGAGCACTTGCGGGACGGCCGGGCGATCTTTGGGGCGCTCGCCAAGGCCGCCGAGGCGGGCCTGCCCGAGGTCCGGGCGACCCCCCTGCAGACCTTCGCCTATTACGACCAGATGTCGAACAGCGCCTTCTTCCGCAGCCGCCGCCCGAACACGATGCCGGGAGGCTGAAGTGGCCTACGGGGCGCACGACGAGCCAAGCCGGCGGGCCATCGCCAAGGCGCTCGGGAGCCCCGAGGTCCTGAAGGGCATCGCGGCCGCCGTGTCGCGCTACGCCAAGGCCCACATCGCCTCCGGGCAGGGCCGAGGGCCGTCCGGGGCCGCCGTGGCGCTCAAGCCCCTCAAGGACATCGACGCCGAGTTCTGGACCCTGCGAAAGCCCAAGGACTCCGGGGCCATCCTCGGCACGCGGGAGCGCACTGTCCAGAAGGTCACCAAGACCAAGGCCGGGCCCAAGATCAAGACGGTCAAGGTCACCGAATACCGGGTCAAGGGCAAGAGCTACCGCGCCGGCGGGCAGCCCCTGCGGGACACGGGCAACCTCGTCCGCAGCCTCGGGGCGCGCGCCCAGCGCAGCGGCGAAACGCAGCTTGAGATCGTCCTCACCGGGCCCCTGTACGCGATCTTCCACGAGCTCGGATTTGAGACCGAGGGTCCGAACTACATCCCCCTGACCCGCAAGGGCGTGCGGTCACACGCCACGGGCGCGAACCCCAACGCCGAGGGCCTGACTGAGGGGAAGGACTTCATCATGGCGTGGAACGGCGTCAAGGTCCCCGCAAGGCCGTTCCTCGTTCCGACCACATCGGAATGGTCGGACATTGGACGAACGATTAGACTAGGGCTCCAGAAGGTCCTCAAAGGAAGGTAACCATGCCGGCATCAATCATTGTCAGCGGTCCATGCATGATCCAAGTCGACCTCGGGTCGGGCTACGTGGATCTCGGCCAGACCGACAACGACAACCTCCCCCAGATCAGCGAGAACGACTATACGCACGAGATCAAGACGGTCTCGAGCGGCCAGGCACCCGAGGAGATCGTGGTGCAGGGCATCGACGCCACCGTCACGGCCACGCTCGTCAAGTGGGACGCCACGCAGCTCACATCGCTGCGGACCCGCCAGCGCGGGGCGTTCAACACGGCGACCATCGGCCGGCTGCTGGTGGCCAACAGTGGC